TACTGCTGCAAAGAAAAAGAAAGCAGGAAGTAAAGGAAAGACAGTCGTGAAAAATACAAAAAAAGCAACAGTTAAGAAAGAAGGCCTTTGGGCTAATATAAATGCTAAGAAAAAAGCCGGAAAAAAACCTTCTCACGGTAATTCGAAAGCCCATAAACAAGCAGAAAAAGCAGGAAAAGCTCTCGGTAAAGAAGAGTATACTGGACAACATCAAGGTAGTAACTATAAATGGCCAATGTCAAAAGCTACTAAAGATAGAAAAGAAGCTGACAAGTTTGCCGGATCAGATCCTAAAGCTGGTTCAACTATCAAAGGTACTGGCTTTGATTGGAAGAGACAAACTAAAGAAGATATTAGAAACCTAGTAGTAGGTACAATAGCAGAAATGCAACAAAATGAAAACCTACTTTGTGAAGATGATAGATGTACTAGATTAGCAAAACAAAAATATGACACCTGGCCATCAGCTTATGCTTCAGGAGCAGTAGTAAGATGTAGAAGAGGTGAGATCTGGAAAAAGAAATAATGACAAGACTAACACTAGCACAGATGATCGGAGAGATACTTGCTACCGAAAACTTCAAAGATGGAAAGAAGAAAGGTAAGTCAAGACCCGGTCGTGTAAAAAAGTCTGGTGCTAGTTGTAATGGTTCTGTAACTGACCTTCGTAGAAAGGCTAAAAATGCATCGGGTGAAAAGGCAAAGATGTATCATTGGTGTGCCAATATGAAATCAGGTAAAAAGAAATGAAGTTATCAAGTTCGAAATTACATAGTGAAGCTTATTTTTTAGATGCTACAGAAGAAATAGATGTACTAAAAGATGTTAACTGCGTAAATTTATTCGATCAAAATGGGTACCACTTAACAAAAGCTGAACAAGCATTCTTAGTTAGAAATGGATATACCCCTATCGAAAGAAGACATGAAGATTGTTTAAGATATGACTGGATAACTTGGGATAAGAAAGATGGTGCACATATAAACCACTCAGACTTATTCGAACGTAAAGGATTTAAATCTTGTGCTTTAGAACAAATAACATATGTAGCACAAGAACAAAATCCAATGCTTTATAAATTAGTAAAAATGAAGCCAAAATGGGGGATAGATATATCAATAGATTATGTATCACCAAATGCTGTTTTTGAAGTATTCCATTATGAATGGGACTCTTTCAATTACGAAGCATTATTAGAAAAGAAAGAAGAGATAGAGAACTTTATCATTAATCAAGATTGGGATGAAGTTGCTATGAAACTCTGGAAAATTAAAGACAAATGGATTGACTTAGATTTTTTTGATCAAACTCAATGGCGTACTGATTATTTCGGGCTTTCCCCGGAGAAGTTCAAGAACGTTATTTGGGATAGTTAGTCTATTTATAATTATATACGTATATAATATAACCGCTCATTATGACCTACAATGAAATAAAACGTCGTCTCATTAAGTGTGAGAAAACTTTAGCTTTATTCCAAAAGCAAGATCTTAGCAAATCCACACCAGATGAAAGACAACAAGCACAATCCAATATAATCTCAGTAAATGAAGCTATACAGAAGTATAGAAAAATCTTATCTGAGTTAAATGAATCTAAAACATATATAGTAACTCCTAAATCTGGACAGACCTCAGCAGTATCTATGAGTGACGATGAAGTCGAAGCTCTAAAAGATGCAGAAGATGTAGAGGCAATTAAAAGTGTAGATGGAGATGAAGTGAAAGAAAGATTAAATAAGAACTCAGGAGTAGAGTTCTCTGTTAACGAAACAAAAGCAATAGCTAAACAAGTAGGTAAAGCGGTAGCTAAATCTTTGAAAGCGTTAGGAGATTCTGTAACAAGTATGAAAGCTACTCATATAGAAGAGAATTCTTTCGATATAGAGGTAATATATAAGAATAATAGTGACGATGCTTTTTCTTTCCATGTAATAGACGATACGTTACATTTAGCAGACTTTAGCTTTGATAAAGAATTAGTCGATGTAGGTGTTAAACCTTCAGGAGAGGCTATAGTAAATGTAGATGTACTTTCTAATGAACTTCAAAAGCACTTTAAATCTTTAAGTGAAAAAGTAAATTATAAAGGTAGAGAGTTAAGTCACGAAGAAACAGATAGATTAGATTTAATTGCTCATAAAGAATTCGGAGGTAAAGACTTTAATAAATTATCTGATGAAGATAAAGAAAAAGTATTTGCTAAAAGAGATAAAGTAGGAGTTAAAGAAGACGATAACGAAGGTTATACTAAACATAAACTATTAGCTTATCTAGGTCAAGCAGACGATGCTATGATTAGAACCCATGATGATAAGTACTTAATTATATACAATCCAAAGAACGGTAATGACGATAATGCTGCAATGTGGCATGACGATTCTGTATTTGGTGTAGATCAAGATGGAGAAGAACATGAAGTAAGGTACGATCAAATAGATGCTTTACAGCTAGAAAAACATGACCCAGATCAAGAACAGAAAGATGACGAAGAAGATCACGGAGTAGGATATGATGACGAAGGTCGTCCACTAGGTGAAGGTGAAGGAGATGATCACCACTACTTAAAGGTATCAAAAAGAGATTATAAAAAAGCACAAGCTATACTAGATCAAAACATTGACCCTACTTACGTTAAAATGGAGGTAGTAGATAACGATGGAGCTGGTAATGTAATATTCTACTTTATATTCAAACATGAAGATGGCTTTGACGATATGTACGGAGATGCAGAAGCAGATTCAGAATTTTATCAAGAGCCAGAAGAAGATGGAGGAGCATTTGTATATGATGCAGTAATGGATTTACAGTCTCAAGATATTGAAGTAGTAGATCATTCAGGAGATATGGATGAAGCAACAGATATTAACGACCCTGTCTTAATGAGGATGAGAGTCGCTAAAAGAAGAAATGCTGATCTTAAGAAAGTAGATCAAATGCACGCCCGTGATAGAAAAGATCAAAGAATAAACGGAAAGAAAAGACTCTTAATTGCAAAGCTTAAAGATAAGAGAGCTGAGATAGAAAGAGAGATGGAGAACGATCCAGAAATCGAACCAACAGGAGGACCAGTAGCTGATAGATATGGTGATATGTTAAATAAGATTGACAACGCTATTGAAAAAGCAGCAGGTAGAATTAAGCCTATGGACTACGATACAGCAGTTGGTAAAGTAAACGAAGACGAAGGACACTTAGTTACCTTTGGATACGATTTAAATAGAATAGAAGATGTTGTTAAACATCTACAGAGTAAATACAAAGAAGGTCAAGATTTTGAACTTCATATAGGTAGAGGAGATGATTTACCTAACGCAGTAACTTTAAAGAATCCTGCATTAGAAAAAGATCATGACTTAAACGATATGTTAAACGCAGCACAAAGCGATCAAGATAGATACGATGCTTATACCGACTACGATCAACGTAGAAAAGAAGACGACGATTACTATGAAGATCCAGACTATTATAAAGAAAGTATGAAAGAAGGTACAGAATTATACGACAAAGGTGGTATGCAAATTAAAAGATTTGCAGGTAGAGATGGACTAATGGTACAAATCACAGTTGGTAGAGAGTATATTCATGTTACTGCCGATCAGTTTGAAATATTAGCTAAAGCAATGCAATCAGTTACTGGTGACTTAAGAGATATGTCAACTCAGTATCCTAGAAAAAAGAATGTAGATGAAGTAAGAGCAGCTAAGGTACAAAAAGCACACAGTTTAGTAGTAGCTAAAATGAAAGAATTAGCTAAACAATATAAAGCTGGTGATAAATCAGTAGTACCTCAATTAAAAGATTTAACTGCTAAGAAAAAAGCACTAGAGGCTGATTTAGATCAAGCAGTAGCAGGTACTCATAAAGGACAAGAATTAACAGAACTTTCAGGAGATCAGAGAGAAGCTATTATGGATCTTCAGAGTATACTAGATGATCTTTCTCAAAAAGGAGATGAAGCTAGAGAAATCGTTAGAGAGAAGTTTCCAAGAATGTTATCTAAAGGAGATGCTTACGGAGCATTCGAATTTGGTACTAGTGGAAATAGATACGATACTACATTAGAATCTATTATCGAAGAGATTGAAGAATACTACGATGAAGAGGATGATGCCGGATATTCATCATCCGAAGATCCAGATTCAGTAGTCAATGAGTTTGATGCTGCATCTATGAAAGCCTATGGAGATGCTGTTAAAAAAGCTTACGGGGCTAAAAAGAAAAAAGATAAAGATAAAAAACCATTAAACGAATTTACTGATGATAGATTTAAAGGTTCAGAAGTAATCGACGATGCTAACAAAAGAGGACCTGATATGTTCGGTAAACAAATATTTGCAGATCTATTACCTAAAGGAGTAGCTAGTGAAAACGATGCAATTGAGTCTTTAAAGAAACATGATAAGAGTGGTATCAAAGCTAGAATGGGGCGATATGCTCCAATGTTTGTTCACATGCAATATCATGAATTAGAGCATGAAGGTGAAAAATATAGAATGCATCAAAAACAGTACTACAATAGTAACTTTAAAGATAAAGATCCAGACTTCAATCCTGCAGTATCTAAAATTACCTTAATGAAAGTAGATGAAAATGATGAGGGTAAAAATTTAGGTGTTATTTTAGTTAAAACAGATGAGTACATAAAAGACCTTAGAAACTTACCTGGTTTAGGTAAGAGACATATGGAAGAAGCTACTAGAAAAGACCTAGGAATGGTCACATCAGTATCTAAACGTAGAGCAGGAGCTGAATTAAAACAGAAATTAGCAGGTAAACGTTCTGATGGAATGGGTAAGTATGATGGTAATATTTACGGATTAGATAATGACGGCAAAAGAGTTGAATTGAAAAGTTTAAACGATTTAAATAAATTTAAGAAGTTTGAATTAGATGCTGATATTGAAGAAGCAGGACCTGGATTTAAACATGATTGTGCGGCACACGTTGTACATGAAGTATATGGAGCAGGTATTTGTTTAGACGAACAACATACTCTAGTTAAAGAAGGTAATAAGCATGTAGTTACTCACTATGATGTATTCTTTAAAAAAGGAAATAGGTTAGTAGAAGATGTTCCTGCTGAGCACTTAAAAGTGATCACTATGAATGAACATTGGCATAAAGGCTACAAAAAGAAAAAGAAGTAAGATATGCATAAACTAGAAAAACTCATACTAGAGGCTTACTCCGATGTCATTAACGAAATGTCCCAACAAGCTATCCAGTCTAAAGGCGGTGTAGTTCAATGGGAAGACATTACTGATGCTCAGAGAAAAGGTATTGTTAAAAGATACGGTGAACCTGAATTCGGCGGTAAGCATGATTTCTTTAATCAAGCGATGGATACTTATTTTAAAGCTACCGATAAGAATACAGCAACAGGCAGTATATCACATAAGATTTTAAAACTTCCATCATTTGCTGCTCTATATAAAAACTTTTCAGATATTATATTAGATATTAAAAAACTAATGGGATCTGATGATATTAGAACAGATCAAGCAGCAAGAGAGTTATTTGAATTAATCAAAACTAACTTCAGAAAAATACAAAGGTATCTTAGAACAGAAAGACCTGAACAATATAACTTACTCAAATTACAAAGAATGAGTGAGCTAATGACTTCTAAATTAGAAGAATATAAAACATCTCAGACTTTAAATGAATCACTTATTGATTCTTTAAACGAAGAAGAACCGACACCAGAAGAAGAACCAGATACAGCAGCTCCAGAAGAGACTGTATTAGAGGACGCTACTGATGAAATCCTGGGTAAGTTCCCAACATTGAAAAAAGCAATTATTAAGCTACAAACCGGACAGTTCAAGGAGTTCGTTGAAAGCATTGACTGGATCTCTCCGAGGCCATCGTCTTTCAGGGTGAACATTAAGAACGGACAATCCTATATCCTTAAATGGACAGGGACTGGGTTCGAAGCTCAAATACTAGGTAAACGCTATTATATAGATAAGATAGATGATTACCAGCAAGCTTTAGATAAGTTGGCTAGACTTTATAAGGAAGGTCCTATGAGCGGGGCTGGAGAAGGAGAGCCCGCTGATACTGATTCCGGAGGCGGAGGAGGTGGAGGCGGTGACTTCCCGGGTGGAGAAGGCGGCGCTGAAGGCGGTGAAGAAGGAGGAGCTGATGTAGATGCTCTAGCAGGAGATGATGCCGGAGGAGAAGAAGGTGGAGCAGATCTAGGAGGAGAGCCTATAGACTTTGAAGAACCAGGAGAAGAACCAGAAGCATAACAATAACTAAATTTAAACACATAACATGGACAATTTTGACCTAAGAAAATTCTTAAAAGAAAATAAACTTACTTCTACAAGTAGACCTATTACAGAAGATCTAACTGTAGTTGGTCATACCCCAGAGGAAGAGAAAAAAAATGCTGAAGAGCTAGTAGCAGCAGCTAAAAAAGCAGGCAGAGATGCAAAAATTAAGTACGATGGAGATCAAATCAAAAGTGTTGACATAGGAGCTCCTGGTTTAGGTACCCCAGAAGAAGTAAGAGCTGTTCAAGACAGACAGTTTGCAGAATACGATAAAAACAAACCTAAAGATAATAAACCTTCTTTTAAAGCTAAAAAGCTGAAGAAACTTACAGTTGGCGGTAAAACATACGAAAAAGGTGATTTTGATCCTAACGATGACGGTAGAATTATGTCAATTGAAAAATACCCTAACGGTTACTATATTACAGGAGGTATATATACTGATTATGGAGATGGTGATGGGCCTAAAGAAGGATACGGATACGCTATCGACTTAAAAGGTAATGAAATGGACGAAGAGAATCTAGAAGGAAGATACTAAAATGAACATAACAGACAAGCTATATAACGAATGGGCATGGAGAACTAAATCAGGTACTCCATCTATGGACAATCTAGAAGATAAAGCTATATTAGAACAACTTATTTCTGAGCTTGTTAAAGAAGAAGACCAAGAACCTAGAGCTGTTACTAAAAATGATATTATTAACTATATTAAAAATGCTGAATTAGACGACAAGCAAATAGTTAAATTATACCAAAGAATTACTAATTTTGGTAACTATAGATCAATTAGAGATAAAGTAAGACAAAAAGGATACGGTGATAAGATATACAAACAATATTCTCAACAAATACAAAACATTATAGAAGATTTACCTGTAGAAGATTCGAAAAAGTTTTCTGAATACTTACAAAAAGGAGGCGCTAAGTTTAGTACTAATAGTAGGGGCGGTAATATTATTGATGATATTTCATCTCAAACTAATCTTCCCATTAATGTAGTCAAAGCAGTTTTTAGACATACTGCTCAAGATGAAAAGAAAAGAGGAGTAGGAATGGGTGAATTGGCATTAATACTCTTATTTGATAACGTAACTAACGCTGCTGGTAAAGGAGATTTAGCTATTGACGGTAAAGAATTTGAAGTTAAAGGACAAGGAGCTAAACTAGGACCTAATCTTAGACCTTTAGGTAATCAGGCATTCATAGAAGCTTTTTCTGAGTTTGGAGTAGAAGGTACAAATAAACCAAGTTATAAAGGTTCTAATTACATATTACAAAACATTAATCAACTATTAGTTGATTTATATAAAGATCATGGACAGAAAGTCTTAGATAAACTTAATAGTATTATTAATTCATTAGGATTACAAAGCCTTAAAAGCTCAGACTTTGAGGATGCAGCTACCTTAAATAGAGCAATAGGGATAAAACATTTTTTAGCCTATCAAAGTGACGAAGGTTTTCAACACTTTATGATTCATGATTTTGGAGCAAAAGGAGGAGGAGATACTGGAAAATTCGCTTTTGTTTCTGGTACACCGGAAAGCATGGCTGCATCTCTTATGAAATCAGATACTAATTTTCAAAAAATTACTCCCACTAGATTTGGACCAAGAATAGGTATATACGATTCGCCTCCTACTGATTACCTAGAGGAGTATGAAACAGAATAAAAGTTATGGCACAAGATATAAAGAAAATAATAGCACAAGAGTATATTAAATGTGCTAAAGATCCGGCCTATTTCATGAAGAAGTATTGCTATATACAGCATCCTACTCGTGGACGTATCTTATTTAACTTATATCCATTCCAAGGTAAAGTACTACATTTATTTAAAGATCATCAATATTTAATTACTCTTAAGTCAAGACAGCTTGGTATATCAACTTTAGCTGCTGCTTATAGTTTATGGTTAATGTTGTTTCATAAAGATAAAAACGTACTAGCATTAGCAACAACACAAGCAACTGCACGTAACTTAGTTACAAAGACAATGTTTATGTATGATCAGCTACCTAAATGGTTAAAGCTACCTGCATTAGAGAAAAACAAATTATCACTGAGACTTAAAAATGGATCTAAAATTACAGCGAAATCATCTAATGCTGATGCAGCAAGATCCGAAGCGGTATCGCTCTTACTTATTGATGAGGCCGCCTTCATTGATAATATTGACGAAACATTTGCAGCAGCTCAACAAACACTAGCAACCGGTGGTCAATGTATGGCTTTATCAACTCCTAACGGTATTGGTAACTGGTTCCATCAAACATGGGAGAAAGCAGAATCAGGAGAAAATAGCTTTTTACCTATAAGATTACCATGGACAGTACATCCTGAAAGAGACCAAGCTTGGAGAGACCAACAAGACTCAGACTTAGGTCCTAAGATGGCTGGTCAGGAATGTGATTGTGATTTCTTAGCTTCTGGTGATACAGTATTTGAACCAGATGATATGTCTTTTTATGAACAAACTTATCAAAAAGATCCTTTAGAAAGAAGAGGAGTTGATGGTAATTTTTGGGTATGGGAAGGAGTAGATTATACTAAATCATATATGGTAGTAGCAGATGTCGCTCGAGGAGATGGAAGGGATTATTCTGCATTTCACATATTTGACATAGAAACTGCTACACAAGTAGGAGAGTACAAAGGTAAGATAGCTCCAAGAGATTTCGGTAATATGTTAGTCGGAATTGCATCAGAATACAATGAAGCACTTCTAGTAGTAGAAAATGCAAATATTGGTTGGGCTACTATAGAACAGATATTAGAAAGAGAATATCGTAATTTATTCTACAGTGCTACCAATAATATGGAGACAGTAGAAACTTATATGCATAAATTTGAAAGAGATAAGTTAGTTCCTGGCTTTACAATGTCTGCTAGAACTAGACCTCTTGTTATTGCCAAGATGATTGAGTATATTAGAGATCATTCAGCAACTATACAATCTAAGAGGTTAATGTCTGAAATGAGAGTATTTGTATGGAAAAACGGTAAAGCACAAGCACAAGACAGATATAACGATGACCTTATTATATCATGTGCTACTGCACTATATGTTAGGGATACTGCACTTAGACTAAGGCAACAAGGTATTGACTTAGCAAGAGCTCAACTATCTTCTTTTACTAATCTTAACCAAAAAAATAAAGCAGTCATTAAATCAGTTGGAAACCAACAAAATAATCCTTATATTATAGATAATGGTCGTACAACAGAAGATATCTCGTGGATATTAAAATAGACTATTTATATAAAAATATATTTTAGATGGCAGATACATCATTGTTCGGAAGACTACAGAGACTATTCTCGAACGACATAATCGTTAGAAATGTCGGTGGGACACAGTTAAAAGTAGCGGACACTAATCAAATACAAACTACTGGTAAAGTTAAAACTAATTCCTTAATGGATAGGTTTACTAGGTTATATACGTATAACAAAGCCAATATATTTAATCCGAACCTAAACTACCAAACACTTAGGATTCAGTTATATTCTGATTATGAAGCAATGGACACTGATCCTATTATAGCTTCAGCATTAGATGTTATTGCTGATGAGGCAACAGTAAAAAATGATCAAAACGAAGTTTTAGCAATTAAATCTTCAGATGAAAATATTCAAAGAGTTCTTTATAATTTATTCTATGACGTATTAAATATAGAATTTAACTTATGGTCTTGGACTAGACAAATGTGTAAGTATGGAGACTTTTTCTTAAAGTTAGAGATAGCAGAGAAGTTTGGAGTATATAACGTACTTCCTTATACTGTTTACCATATTGCTCGTTTAGAAGGACATGACGAAGATAATCCAACTAAAGTAGAGTTTGAATTAGATCCTGACGGAATAGCAGCATCTACAGATACTAACTACTTACCAAACAAAAAACAATCATCTAGAATTAAAATAGATAATTACGAGATGGCTCACTTCAGATTAATATCTGACGTACACTACTTACCTTACGGTAGATCTTACTTAGAGCCAGCTAGAAAGATATTTAAACAAACAACGTTAATGGAAGATGCGATGTTAATTCACCGTATAATGAGAGCACCTGAGAAGAGAATGTTCTATATTAACGTAGGTTCTATTCCTCCTAATGAAGTAGAGCAGTTCATGCAGACTACTATTAACAGTATGAAAAAGACTCCTTATGTTGATCCTAATACAGGTCAATATAACTTGAAGTTTAACATGCAGAATATGATGGAAGACTTTTACCTACCGGTAAGAGGAGGAGAT